TGGTGATCACCTGCTTCAATTTCTTCCTTATGATTTTCAACGTAAACTTCAAGTTCGTGAAGTTCTTCTTCGATGTGGCGGCGTTGTTGTGGAGACGTTGTGGGATTCTCAAGAATCTCCTTGTCCGTTTGGATGTGCTTTTCTACGCTTTCCATTAGTTTTTAACTCCGTAAGAATCTCTGACTAGGTTAAGTCCGGTGAATGCCTGTGTAGGCGTACTGTAATGACACAAATCCGCTATCATATATATGCCACTATCTTTGGGGCTCCTTGACTGACTCTTCTTTTGTGAAGTTTCAGGAAACTTACAGAACACCAGATCTCCGGCATTTAATGATAGATCTGCATCAATCACTATATTAAGCGATGAACTGAACTTTTGCCTATAATTTTGTTTGGATTGTTGTGACGTGCTAACAATATCAAAACTACTACTATCTACATTACCATTATCACTTGATATTGCAGCTAAAGTTCCATCAGATAAAACCTTCTGTCCGTCATCTTTTATTTGATGTAGTTCATCAGTTATCTCTCCATCGTAATCTTTATTTACGATTGGTAAATTGATTCCAGCAATTACTCCATTTCCTTCTGATGGTGATGTTCTTGGAATAATTCTAAATCTTTCTTCTGATCCTAGGTTATCAAACAAATCTAGTTCAGTGTTATATGCTCCCTCTTCAAACTGTCTGAGCATATCATTAATAAGAACAAAACTAGATTTAAGAATCTTGCCATCGAAACCGGCGCTTACACGATTATCAGCAAATCCAGTCTCTTCAAATTTTTTGATAACTTTTCCAGTAGTATCAAACATCTTATCAAGAGATTTGAAATTAAAACCTCTTGATGTTTCCCAAAACAAATATCCTGCACTATTAATACCCTCAGGAACTGATACCTTCTGAACATCAAGACACATTTCAAAAGGATATCGATTATCTCCATTAAATTGAATCTCATTTTTTGATGATTCTGACGATAGAATCTTCTCAGTTCCTAAGTTTCTTAATGCTTGAGTAATCAAGACATCTGCTTTTCCGATATAACTATCAGTCATTCTATTTTTCACAAGAGTATTATCATATGCTTCTTTTGAAACCACTCTGATTGAGCACGATGATTCTCTTACACCCTTACCTGCAAAGACAGTTTTACCAACTCGCAAATCATTATCACCAGACAGATCAATCTGATTACCAAATTGATCTTCAAGTTTTAGTTTGAACGTTTCAGTACCTTGCAGTTTGATTGATTCTAAAACGCCTATAGTGCCCTTAGAACCATCTTTTGAATTGGTGGCAGTGCCAGTATCAATGATCGTCATATCAACTGTTATATAAGGACACAGCACACTCTCACGGTATTCAAGAACGGGAACACCTGCCCTGAGATCAACAGAGTCTTCGTTCTCGTTAGAGAATACCTCTAATACTTTGTGATTGAGAGACTTTCCTTGCATTATGCTGCTGGTACTAGTACTTCTTTTTCTACTCGTTGAAGGGCAATAACAACTTCTCTAGTTTTTACAATACCCTGACTACCATATGTAGTCGGGCTGTTCAAACCATCAGACATATTTCTATTTACACTCGACACTATAGTCGGTTTTGATGTACTACTCTGATTACCTATTTCAGTTTCATTTTGCTGAGGTGCTTTTGGAGTGACAACGGGATCTTTTGGTTTTACTTTAGGAGGAGTTGTATCTTTAGATTTTAAGAATTGTTTTCTAATCAACGCCTCAGTGCCTGCACCTGCTCCAATGGATCCTGCAAGAACAGCAACACCCGCTACAGTTCCGACACCAGATACACCCAATGCACTACCAACCATCAAACCAGCAGAGGTTACCAACCATCCCAATCCATAAGCTGAAAGTTTGACAACTGCAGCATTTACATCTCCATTAAGTAAATCCTGTTCTACTTCTTTAGCTAGACTGTATAAACTCAAAAGTCTAAGAGATCTTCCAAGAAATCTCCTTACACCCATGGGAACTTTATCAATCAATCCGATACCTGGTATTTTTGTAGATCCAATTCTCTTTAAAGCATCAGCAGAGTTACCCATCTTGCTTTGTAATGATTTTGCAAAATCACCTAAAGCAACTTTTCCCTTTTCAATTGAACCAAGAACTTGCCTTCCTCTTCCTAAAAACCTTTCATATAACGATAATTTTTTAGGTTCTGGTATGGTTGGTGTTGTGGGTTTTGATTCAATAGGAGAATAAGGCCCTCTAATTCTTTGAGATGGCGTTAAATCAACTGGATCAACTGGACTTGCTGTCCTGGCGATTTGCAGTTCGAGTCTTTGTTTTAAAATATTATTTGCCGCTGCTCGTACATCAGCAGGCATCTTTGCATCGTCTGCTATTTTTGCAATTTGAGGATAACTGTATTCCTTTGCAAGTGTTTTTTCAAGATTTGTTCTTAATGGGTTGAATTTTGGTATCTCACCTCTATCTGTAAAAATAGTTGATGGCCCTTTAGCACCCGCACCGGTTAAAGCTGGTGATTTACTAAAAGTCTTTCTCTTAACATTGACAGCAGGTTTAGCAGGTTGTCTTGTTAATGATTTTATCGGTGTCTTAGCAGGTGTCTTAGCAGGTGTCTTAGCAGGTGGCTGAGATCCAGCAGGGGACGTAGGCCCTGGTGGATCTTTAGGTGCGGTTAACTGTCCTAGTTTGCCTGCGAGTCCAAGAATGCCACGAATTATAATATTAAATTCAGAATCAAATTCCTTAAAAGGATTCATCCCTATGACAAAATCACCAATACCTACAAATATATTAAAAATATCTTTTCCTAAATTATAAACATCTTTTAGAAAAGGAACAACTTGTTCTTCAAAAAATTTCTTTGCGTTAATAGCAAACTCTTTTAACTTTTCAATTATTGTTTTAATTGCGATTGCAATTTTATCAATATTTTTTACAATTAATCCAAGCAATGTAAAGGCACCAAATCTTATTACTGTATCTAATATATCACCACCAGGTTTCATTTTATTTGTTAAACCACCAGCAGCACCCTTTAAATCACCTAAAAACTTTTTGGTTTCAATTCTATTCTCACGCTTTTCAATTTTTTCCGCAGTATCTTTTTTCTTTTTATCACTAAATCTTTTACTTCTTATGTCAAAATTTTTCTTGTAAGTATCAACAACCGTAGTGAACTCAGTAAGTTTAATCATGATACTAAGTCCTCAATGCCAAGTGCTTTTCCAACCAAACCTCTCATTCTGACACCAGAGGAGATTTTGAAATTAGGAATTTCATTACCAACCTGAGTGCCTGGTTGCTGTGCTTTTTCCTGTATTGTGGGTAAAACAATAAAGCTTGTTTTAGTGGGTACGTTAGGTGTATCAATTCCAAGGAATTGTCGAATGGGTTTGAAAATAAAATCAAGATCAACTCCACTAAAGCGATCATCAACGGATTTTTTCTCTGCCGTAGGCTCAATTGCTGATGTAACAGGTGGAGCAACAGTTTTTTCAACGGGTTTTACATATGTTGGAATCGGATCTTTTCTTGCCGCCTCTACAATCGCTCTTTCAGGTGGTAATGCTTTATCACTTGGGCCTACCCAGGGATTGATACCACGTTCTTTCATTAGTTGCAGTGCTAAAATATCTTGTGCTTTCTCATCAAATTTTGCAGAGAGAGGCACCTTTGCTCTATCAACTAATCCAGGTAAAGTATTACCAATAATTTGATACTTTCCTACAGCGTGTAGTTTTCCTTGATCAGCCCATTGTCTCATTGAAAGAGAACCATCATCATATTGTAACTTAAGAATATCACCAACTGTCAAAGAGGTTAAAGATTTTTTAGATGGATTAAATGGCGCATTTCTATAATCGCCAGCAAAAGTTGTTGATCCGTCAGGAAATGTATACTTATTTCCGCGTCCTTCTTTGTCTCCATACTGATTGATTGCATTATAGTCACCCGATCCTTTTGATTCATACTTAGCAAGAACGTCTAACGCCTTTCTCTGCATGTCACTCATAGGAACTATTCCACCACCGGAAAATCCAGGTACTAATCCATACTTTGGAATGTTTGTTCCACCACCTGCTTTATTCATCGCCATCATGGTGTCTGCGCCAAACATGCTGACAGCACCACGACTCATTACAAACTCACCTGGAGTTAACATAGCGGGAACTGTATCAGTTCCCATCGCAAATCCACCAGTAGCAAAAGGAATAATCATAGGGACACCTCCGGGGCCAACATCAGGTAAAGGAACACCTTGTCCAGGTAATAATTTAGTTCCAGGAACAGTTTCCAGTCCCTCTTCCTTCTCTTTCTCAGTGGCAAAATACTGTCCAAGAAATGGGAACCTTACTAATAATTTTCTAAAATCCTCAGCAAATTTTGCAATCTTTGGCCCTTGTTCTTTGAACCAATCAACAACAGGTATAAGTTTATCTCTTACCTCTCTTAATTTATCGGGGATACCTGAAATAAATTTCTGAGCGTCTTCTAGAAATTTTTTATTTTTAGGATCACCAAGAAAATCTGTGACAAACTTTACTATTTGTCCTAACAAAGTAAATGCTAAAAATCTTATAACAGTATCAAAAACATTCTGTAAACCTCCAATAGCTTTCTTAATACCACTTCCTGCATTTGAAAATATTTTTCCTACTTCAATTCTTTTTTCTCTTGTTTCACGCTTTACTTTAGCGTCTTTTTTTCTGTCGTAATCTTGTTCCTTCTTTTCTAATTCATTGTCTTTCTTAATGACATCAATCAGTTCATCAAGTTTTTCAATTAACTCTTTACTAGTGTCCTCATCTTTAGGAATGAGTTTATCCGGTTCAATCTTGACTACTACAGGACGCACACTAGGAAGTCCAGGTGCTTTAAATGACTGTCCTATTAAGGGATTTTTAAAAGTCTTTGTTTTAAAATTCTCAGCATTAATCTTCCCTCCTTTAGAGTCATCATCTTCTTCTCTGATTGACTTTAAAAGATCGTCTAGATTCATTAGCCCTGCTGCTGTTGCATCTTAAGTTTCTCTTCTTCCAAATGAGATCTTAGGAGTTCAACATAAACATCTCTCTCCCAAGGAATCATATTTTCAATCTCTGTTAATGAGTATTTATGGAACTGAATCAAAGAAAAATTTAACTTATAGTAACTCTCCAAATTCATATGGGAGAGTGCTACGCGAAAAAACTTGCCAGTCCCTCCAGAGTAACCTTACTCTTCTTCTTTGTTTTAGGATTAACCACCTGAACTTCATGAGACAGTTTAGGCATCGTGGAAAAGAAAGACTCAATCTCTTTAAACTGAGCAGAGTTCATCTGCTCTAAAAATTCAGTGACTTCTTTCTTTGTAAAGTCATCAGTTGTCCACGCTTCGTCAGCAGAATATACCTTATCAATACAAGATGCGATCAATTCAAATGACTGATCAACTTGATTATCATTTGAGAATTCAAAGTTACTCTTCACAAACTGATCAAGTGATGGATACTTCATTTCCATCATCAAGTTGTCATCTAATTTAATTTGATTAGAGTGATTCTTATCTCTAGTTACCTTGATATCATCAATACTAATCTGCACTTCAGCATAAGTCTCTCCGTCGTCAGGACAAAGAACACTCACCTCAATGTCTTCACCAACAGACTTACCACGAATATTGAGGAACAGATATTCAATGTCAAATGTAGGAAGTGTATCAACTTTCACACCGCGAGTCTGAATACAATCCTTAAGGACTGCTTTGATAGCATTGGTGATTTCTTTTGAGTCGTCGCTCTCAAGTGCAAGAACTAATAACTTTTCTTCTTTAACAAGGAAAGGACGAAACTTGATTGTTTTTCCAGTCGAAGGCAACTCCAACTCATACGTTGGGGTTGAAATTTTTGGTAAAGGCATGATATGTTATTCAGTATGAGTATTTATCGCTCTCCGCTGATGATATAGCGTGAGAAATTAAAGTTTACAGTGCAAAGAAGTATTTGTGATGCGTCATAACTGACAGGCATCTGATTGATTGAAATAGGATATGCATTCACAAATTTATATTGCAAATCTCTTCCTTTATAATCTCTTTCAAATTTTCTTATAAAGATTTCACTCTTGTATTCATTAGGAAAGTTAACTCTATAATTATAGTTGTCTCTTTCAGCATCTCTTGATCCATCTTCATTTACAATAAATGATATCCAGTTCTCAAAAAAGTTAATTATATCATATTGTTCATCAACATAGAAACTGAATGAAGAAGTCGTGTCATATTGTCTTCTGTAAGCGTGCCTCTCAGTTACACCAGTGTGATCATTATCAAGAGTATGAGTTGCTAAAGAACTTCCAGGAAGTGCTGCTTCTCTGCAAGAAAGAGTTACTTTTTCATCCATAGTATAATTATATCCACCACCAATGTCAAATCTTCTTCTACTATTCATCCAAGAACGAACAGCAGAAGGTGGGTTAAAATGACATTCATATGTTGAAGTAAGAGAAGGCCTCAAGATGTTTGCCTTTAAATCAGCAACATTCCTTGCTCTTGGTTTTGGCGTTGCCATCTAAATAGTTTTTACCGTATATATTATGTATGGGAGTTAGTAAGAAAAGTATTTACCGTCCTTCCAATCCACAGAAGTACAAGGGTAATGTCAACAATATAATATGCCGTAGTAATTGGGAGAGAAGTTTCTGCGTATGGTGTGATAAGACTGATGCTATTCTTGAGTGGGGAAGTGAAGAGTTTTTTATCCCATACATTTCACCAGTTGATAGAAGAGTTCATCGTTACTTTCCAGATTTTATCATCAAAGTAAGGGAAAGTAGTGGGGAAGTGAAGACTTATGTCATTGAAGTAAAACCTAAAAGAGAAACTGCTCCACCCACCGTTGGTAAAAAGCAACGTAAGACTTTGATTAGAGAAAGCACAACCTATGCTGTGAATCAGGCAAAGTGGAAAGCAGCTCGTGAATGGTGTGCAGACAGAAGAATCGAATTCAAGATCATCACCGAAGACGAATTAGGTATCAGAACTTATGGAAGATGATTTTCAGTTTGAAGAACAAGTTGGTAATAATAGACTAGAGTTTGTCAAAGATTCAATCAGAGATTTGGGTGATCCTGAAGACATGATGGTTGAAATCATGAGCATATTAAATGAAACGGTTATTATTCCTGACGTAGGAGAAACGTACACCTTCATTTACAATGCAAAAACTCCTGGTATTCAATACGATCAACACCCTATGGTTGGTGTGACTGATGTATTTCAATGGGGATTCAGAGGAGTTAATTTTCACTGGGATAAGATTAGAAATTATACATGGCAAGAGGTGCCTGGACAATTACATCTTGTAAGACAAAGTGAAATTCAATCTCTTCTTGATATACCTTATGCATATTATCTCACCAACATCTAATAAATAGAAAAAAAGTTCTGACTATAATGTCTGCACAAAAAGCAACTAGTGGGATTGTATTTAGAAATATAGATGGAGTTGATAGACTTTTTAGAACTATCACTACTTATGAAAATAGTAAGATTACTAATACAAAAATACAGGAAGTGATAGGTAATGTAGATGATGAAAAGAGCAAAAGTTTATATAATACTCGATTACTTGAGACACCAGATCTTGTGTCAGAAGATGATGATGGATTCTATTATACAACCGTAAGAGATGGAGGAACTGATACAATCTATGCCGATTTTGATTTAAGAAAATCCTTTGAAGAGCAAAACTCTACAGGCGTGGTTTCTCTTACAAATGATTTGAATGCTGCCTCTATCGATGCATTGACAGATCAATTTTCTGAAGATCAACAGGGAAGTAAAGATTCATTCTGGAGATCTCAACTTACTGGAAATGATAATATTGCTGTAAGTCCTGAACCCGAAACAACTGAAATAGCAACTAATTATGCAATTGACGAAATAAAGGTAGAGGGAAGAAGACGAAAAGAATATGAAAATCTTTTCTATCCAGAAGATATTACCACATCTAAACAAGATAGAATTAGATTTACAATGTTCTATCAATCTGGATCTCGAATTGGTTTTGATTTAAACAGTTCAAATCCATTCGTCATTGGACAAAAAACAAGAACTAATATTGAAGGTTCTGTAACACTTCCGATTCAAGGTGGTATAGCAGATAGTAATCAAGTTGCATTCAACGGTTCAACACTTAATCCTGTACAGGGTGCTTTAGCAGCGGTGTCCTTAAATCCTCAGGCAGCAGTTCAAAATTTAATTAATGTACTAAAAGGTGATGCTGAGGATATACAAGCAGCTATTAGATCAGATGATGCACAAGCTACCATTGGCGCATTAAGATTATTTTTAGCACAATCAGCAGTGGGTGCTCAGGGACTTGTTCCAAGGACAACTGGTGCTATTCTCAATCCCAACTTAGAATTAATACTTCAGGCACCACAACTTAGAAGTTTTAATTTTACTTTCACAATGTCTGCAAGAAGCAGAACTGAAGCAACACAGATTAAAAAGATAATTAGATTTTTTAAACAAGGGATGTCAGTAAAGAGATCTGATACATCACTCTTTATCGTATCACCTAATATGTTTAGAATTAATTACTTGACTGGTGAAGGAAGACAACATCCATCCTTAGGAAGGATAAAAAATTGTGCCTTAGCAGCAATAAATACAGAATATACCCCTGACGGAACATATATGACTTTTGATGATGCAGATAGAACAATGACATCATACAAAATCACTATGCAGTTCACAGAACTTGAACCAGTTACAGAGGACGATTACCTTGGATCAGGCCCGGTAAGAGAGGAAAATGAATTTAGGCCTGTAGTTCCGCTAAATCAAATAGGTTTCTAAAATGGCAAGTTACTTCAGACAAGTTCCAGACTTTGATTATGTCAACAGAGATTCTGATGGCAAAAATATTGGCGACTATCAGGTTGTAAAAAATCTTTTCAAGAGAGTTAAGATTCGCCCTGACATATTAGAAAACTTAGCATACTTTACTCAATACAGAATCAGTGGAGATGATCGTCCAGATAATGTTGCCTTTGAAATCTATGGCGATGAGTCTTTTGATTGGTTGGTAATGCTTGCTAACAATATAATGAATATTCAGACAGAATGGCCTTTAAGTCAAGCAGCATTCAACGACTTTTTGATTAAAAAGTATGGTGACATTGAAAAGGCAAACAACATTCACCATTATGAAACTAGACAAATGAAAAATGATAGTGGTGAAATTGTTGTACCCAAAGGATTAAATGTTCCTAAAAATTACAAAGTAGAATACTTTGATACGAGAAGAAATCAATATGTTGTCAGAACAAATGAAGTTGATGCAGTCACGAACTACACCTATGAAGTTCGTAAGGAAGAAGCAAAGAGAAATATTTACTTACTGAAAGCAGAATATGTTGAACTTGTTCTTGATGATGTAGAAAGATTGATGCCATATAAAAAAGGTTCCACTCAGTATGTGAGCAGAACCTTGAAGAAAGGGGAAGATATTAGATTGTTTAATTAACTCTCTGCCAGTTTCTGGAAGTAAGAAAGTGCATCGTCTTCATCTTCATCCTTGGATGCAACTGGTGTAGATGCAGTGATGTCAGGAGAGTTGAAGTCAGGTTTAGAGCGTGACAGAGACTCTTGAATCTGACGCTCTGCAGTTTCTTTTGCTGCATAGTCATCATACTCAGTCTCTTCATCAGCAGGAGAGGGAGTGCGAGACTTCTGTCCCAGGACATACTTGAGACGACGCTCAAGATCTTCATAGGACTTGAACTGATCTTCAGCAGTCAGTCCAGCAAGAGAATACTGCTTCTTCCAGATTGCTTCCATAGCATCATCATCACTCAGCAGAGGAGCGGGTGCTTCAAACTCAGACTTATCATAGTTCCAGTAACCGTCCTTCTTGACGATCTTCAGTTTGAAGTTTGCACCTTGCCAGAAGTCAAAAGGATTGATAGGAGTTTCGTCTTCAAACTCAGGTTGCATTGCTTCCATGATCTTGTCAAAGATCTTCTTACCGAACTTGTAAAGGAAGACGCCACCTTCGTTGTGAGGATTAGTAGGATCTTTCACAACATAGACGTTTGCATAGTAAGACAGTTTGCGCTTCTGCTTACGGACAACATCTTTGTTAGATTCAATACCGCTGTTCCACAGTTCGCGGTTGTGCTCTGACACAGGATCTTTCTGTCCCAGTGTTGTCAGAGAGTTCTCGATGTACCAACCACCAGGGCCTTGGAAGGCGTGGGAATACATCTTTGCCCAGGGGAGATCTTCTCCTTCAGGGGCAGGGAGGAAACGGAGTACAGCGAAACCGTTACCAACTTTATCGACTTCGGGTTTCCAAAGACGATC